GTGATGCATATAGCGGATTTCTCACGTTACCTGCATGACTATTGATTTGACTCATCCAAATTTCAAATGCGGATCTGAGTTCAAAACTTTCGTCATTCAATACTGTAACTGACCAATCTGAGAAAGTTCTATTACCTGCAAATTTAACTTCACGACCAAAATAATTAATAGTTGTTGCACCAATTGATGAACCTGGTAAAGATGCTGATTTTACAGTGAAGGTACTGTCTAATGGTATATCGCCAGGAAATGTCAACTGTACATCGAATAGATTTGAACGAGCACCATCAAAAGGTAATGCTCGTGATCTAAAAGTGGATACATTAAATGCCATTTTATTCTCCTTATATCGTTGATTTATTTATCAAAATTTGCCCACAATCTCCGTAAAGTCAACACCAGTACGTACTGCGACAAACGAAAGTTGGATATAATTTACACTTCTTGCAGGTTTTACGTATATATCTCCAACAAACTGATTTGAATCAACAACTTGTGGTGTATTGTTTGTAGAATCGCATACTACTTTAAAATCATAGATTCCACGGCGACCTTTGACATCACGCAAGAATGGAGTAACTAGTGATACAAACTGTGCTTGTGTAAATGAATCATTAAATTCAAATAGTGAGAACTTAGAAGCAGTTGAAATTGCTTTCTCTAGTACAATGAACAATCTACGGACATTAATTCTGTCAAATGCAGATGGTTTAGATTGTAGGGTCTTATCTCCATACAATACTGTACCTTGACCAGGGAAAGAAACAACTGGATTAACACCGATTGAATAGATAGTATCTCTTTGTGTCTTATTTGGATTCCATGCCAACTTAACAACATTCTTTAGGTTGCCACGATTGAAACCAGCAGGTGACCACCATGCATCACGAACGGTATCTGTATAAACACATAGACCTGCAATGTCACCGTTCAATGGTACCCAACGATATACGTTGTTATACTTATCAAACATATACTTCCAACCAGAATCAGCAACAACATAAGATGATGATCTTGATACTAGATTAGACCATGTTGTGATGTTTGCAGTTTCATCACCTGCTTGATTGATAACATCAGATGATCTTGGTGAAATAAATGCAACACAATCTTTACGATATGTTACGATATCATCAATAACATACTGTTGAACTGTAACATCTGCTGCACCTGTCATCACTAGAGAAATGTCAACTTCTTCTGAGTTTGCAAATAGTCCGTATGCAGTAATCAAGTCTGCATCATTTGGAACTGCATCTGTACCATTACTCAATGTGTATGTTTCAGATGTTGCAACAGTTGCATATGATGTTCCGGACATTGTTTTACCCCATGTTGAATGGGTATTTGCATAATCAACTGGATCAACAGCATAGATGTACTTAGAATTATTAAAGATATAATTCTTGTAATAGTTTGAATTACCTAAGGAATCGGTTGCGTCAGATGCTTTAGATAGATAAGGATAAACTTCTAGTACTGTACCTTGTACACCTGAGAATAAACCACCAGTGTCTACAACGATAACATGCATTTCATCATTTGATGCGCCTGCTGCCATAGCCTGTTCAGAAGTTGTAGGTGCGCCAGTAAAATAACTGGATACCATTGCTCCGTTTACATTCCATGTTGGGAAATCACCACCAGCATCTAGTACAGAAATTGTCAATGAATTTCCTAATTGTCCAGGATATCTTGCAGCAAATGGACCGTGTGCATTTGTGTTATCTGAATGTAGATATGAGAATTCAAATGCATCTTCATTTGCAATTTGAATACCAGAATTTTCAGCAACAGCATTGTGACTATTTGCGTTAGCAGCACGAACAACTTGTAGATTATTACCGTATGCTAGAAAACTAGCAGCAGTAAAGAAAGATGTGTATGTGTTACTATCTGGTTGATAGAATGTTTTGTTAAGAGTGATTTCACTGTCAACTTGAATTCGTTTGTTTACTGGACCCCATTGGAATGCACCAGCAAAAGCACCGGCAGTGGTAGATACTGAAGGAACAACTGTTGTTAGGTCAACTTCAGAGACATTTACCCCTGGAGATAATTGAAAAGCCATTGTCTTCTCCTTAAATTATTATTAATATTTGACAATTACGAATACCATGAACATATTTATAAAATCAATAATTTACAAGTACATTTCATAACTAAATATATCTTAATGTATCTCTAATGAAGTTCACATAAGTTTCAGAACTGTCTGCTTTTTCCCAAACATCACCATCCATCAATTCAAACTTATGCTCAAGTCCATTTTCAATAATGGGTGCGGGTAAATTCTCATCATCTAACTGATTCATTGTTTCTATTTGAATCTGTTTTCTTACATCGTGGCTGACAATTTCTTTGAAATATTTCTGTGTGGCCAACCATGAAAATATAACAAGAGTCATTACTAAGTCATCATTTGAATCTTCTTCAGCAGCAAATGAAGTTTTATTGGCTACAAATGTGGTGAGTTCGGAAATGGTATCAAAATCTTGAATGATTAATTTATCATTCTCAATTAATGTTTTAAGATTAGAACAACCAATTCGTTTGACAGCAGGAGACATTTTAAGTCCCATCTGTACACCACGACCAAATCCTGCCGATAATTGCTGAGGTTTCTTATTACCTGTAAATATTTTGAATAGATTTTCATATTCAAAATCTTGATGAATCACATCTGCTACTTGTGGATTATTATTAATCTCAACTAGTATATATGCGTCATTATAATACCGTGCTGCGTTGTAGATGTGTGTTGGAAATACCATAGGTGATATTCCAGGATTCTTGTATCGTGCTACTTGTCTGTACGGCATAGTAGAGATATCAAATACTGAAAATGCTGATGAATCTAGGTTGCGTCCTTCTGATACATCCACAGTAACCACATATAAATGATCTTTAATCTTATCATCATCGCTTTTAATAGGATGTTCATATATTAAAGTTTCATCGTGTTCTGCAATTGGATTTTGATAGACAAGTTGTTGTAGTTTCTTACCGGATATGAGTGTATTGGATGAACCTAAGAAATCACAATTATGGGATACTATATTGTTTGTATAATAAAGATGTTTTGTTCCGGAGTTAACAATATCATAAAGTTCTATTTTCTTTTTGATTATACGTTTAGAGGTAACAAAACAAGGATTACCTTTAGTGTAGATTTCTTGTTTTTTAGTTAAATCTTTGGCTTTTATTATACCATCAATTGTCATCAATGGATGTTCTTCTGAACACTTTAACTCTTGGTCATTTGAAAATTTTAGATGAATATAAGAACTTTTAGTAATCTTATTCACTCCCAAGAAAGGTACAAACCCTTCTGGAGAAAGAACTTTATAATTTTTAGAGTTTAATATTACTGATTCAGGAATGCTAGACATTTTTCTATCACTTCAGTTGGTATTTTTTGTTGTGTTATATTGATTGAGTTCATTGTATAAATCTCCTATAGATACGACCTTTCCATCTATAATTACAAGAGTTTGACTTTCAACCGATTGGAATTCTTGTTCAAACTGCCTTTCCGAAGTGTTCCGAATCGTTTCTTCTTTCCATTTCTCATCACGACCTGGAACTTGTGACCAGTGAATTTCAAATGGAACATAGTTGTTTCTTTTATTGATTGCATCTGTCCAAATCTTATAGAACAGATTCATACCATTTGGTGTAGAAACAATAATAATCTTTGTTTTAGTACCAGCAGTAATAACTGGATAAACAGATGTAAAGAATTCGTATGCAATATTAGATGGTACAAATGCAAACTCATCTAAGAATACGATGTTAAATGATCCGGAACGTGCCGCAGAGGATGATGTAGATGATGCAGTTATCTTTGATCCATTCTCTAATTCAATGAAACCTTTGTTCCAAGTGATCACACCTTGCTGTAACCACATAGGTAGATTTTCATATGCTAACTGAAGTTTACCTAGAATATCTCGTGCGGTATTACCTTTGTTAGCAAGAATGGCTACGTTGAACGAGTCTTGAAATAGAATGGTCCAGAGAAGATATGTTACGGTAGTAGTGGTTTTACCAACCTGCCGAGGACATTTGGTGATAACGAATCTATTATTGTGGAATGTCTCAATCATTTCCTTTTGAAAATCATACATCTTAAAAGGAACTAAACCGTGATCCAATGTGATGATTTTTACATACTTGGCAAAATAAATTGGATCACGAGAACATTTAATATACTCATCAATTTGTTCTTGAGTATACGGTAATTCAATTCCTGCTCGTTTTAAGAGTGGATTGTCACGGTAACTGATAGAACTCATTCTTTACCTTTGAGTAACGCCGAAAGGTCTTTGGTACTTCCTAGGAAGATTGCTTTATCTATAGTTGTATTGTTCACTTCTTTCTTACCATTCATATCACGCATTTGTTTCTGTATATTCAATAGTTCTTTGTTTGCATCTACCATGTTTTTCAATAATGTACCAAAAACTTCAAATGCTCTTGGATGCTCAGATTCTCTGGCAATTCTAAGAATATCTTCCATTGCTTCTTTGCCTTGATCAATAATACCTTGAAGATTCTCACGAGATTGTTGATAATCATCAGATAAATCATCTTCTACATTGATAGGTAAAGATGGTTTTGCTGGAACTATTTCTGTTTTAGGTTCAACAGGTTTGATTTCGGTAGGTTCTATACCAAATATTTCATCCATATTTTTTTCAAATTTGCTCATAGATTTACTCAATCAGTTATATTGTATTCTGTAATAATTGTATTAACCGTATAATTATTTGCAGTATTTATGGAACCAAAGTCGATAATAGTACTACTGGTATTAGGTGTAGCAATACTACCATAATCAACTACTGGAACAATTTGTTGTACTGGTATTGTATTGGCAATTTCTGGATTAGGATACACATCAATCTCAACATATTTTTGTGGTACAAAATTATAGGATGAGAAAGTGTAACTTGCATTAGACTGGAGACCAATAATAGGTCTACTTGATATAAAATTACCATTAATATTAGTTAATGTTAATTTGTTTCCATGAATATCTGAAACAATAGCCGTTGCAATAGAAGTACTAGGAGAATGACCTTGATAAACCATCTCACTAATTTTATATGTACCTGTACCTGACGCATGATTAATTGAGAACTCGACGGCATCTTGGTCTGTGATCATTTGATAGATAGATGTAATTGAGTGTGTAATAATACTTGAACTACTTGCCTGACCAAATATATAACCTTTCACCGTAAAGTTTAGTGTCCAAATGACGGATCGTGTATCATGGTCTCTGTCACCTTCATAATCCACTTCATAAGTTGTTGAATTTAATACAACAGGTAGTTCTTTAATAATACCCATTTCAGGTATCATATTGACTTTGACTGTATAATCTGGTGTAAAGAAAGGTAAAATATGCTCAATAATTTGTGTACCATCTTCAATATTTCTGACATAAAGATACAATGAAAAGTCAAAATTATAAGGTACTGGATTATATTGTGATATTAATCCGGTAGGTGTTTGTGCAAAGTTTTTAACATTTGTATTTTGTTTTCGTGATGAATCATATGAAATACCATTCATCTCATATGACATTCTAGGTAAAGTCATCATCACTTTTTTATCTAAATCTGGATCAGCCTGAATTCGCATCACATATCTTTCTTTTGATGCATAAGTGATGGGTACAAGAATATGCTCGTATTCCATCATGTTTTCGTCATATCTTGTCAATGTGATGTTATCAAATAGATCACCAAACGCCACAATAATTTTACGAATGGCTCTATTATAAGTTGTTTTTGCCATTATATTTTTCCAAATGCATTAGTTTCAGATATATCTGTAATATTGTTTGCTTGCGTGTTGATATATTTGTTATCGTAACCATCATGTCTATTTTGATTTTCAAGAGTATCGTAGTTAACCAAAATGTATTGAGCATTACTGGATGCACCAATGACAATAACATTATCCAAGAAATCACCAGATATATTTGCAATTGTCAATGCATTTTGCTGAGGTATCCACTCTTGAACAAATGCAATTGAGGTTGCATTGTTGGAAGTACCATCTGGTGATTGGAAAACATATTCTGATGGAATATAAGTTCCTGTTCCTGCACCAGTATTTAAGGTAAATGAATATGAATCATCTTGAAGGATACTATCAATCATTTCGTTACCCGTGTTAATCATCTCATTAGAGTACTTGAACTTCTCTAGTGATAATTCATAAAAATAAGGAACTGATCTACCTAGTGTTGCAAAATCTTTATTCTGATCTACAAATTTAATTTCGTATAATTCACCCGTACCATTCAGAAAAGGTACAAAAATTAGATCACCTTCAAGTGGTCTTGTATGTATATTCTGTGGTATTCTTTCTGAGAATGTTCTCTTGGAAACAATTACTTTAACTTGATTCCGGATTTCAAGACCAAATTTGGAAAAGAACTCTTGTTCTCCCATGTAATCTTGAGAACTGCTGAGGTACATTTCCATAGGATAATGTACGGTAAAAGTCTTTAATGGATCTTCACCAAAGAGTAAATCACGAGCAGATTCGTTTGAGTTGGGTACATAGAATGCATCAAATCCCATGATCTTAATTGATTCGACAATAAGATCCTCCACGATTCTCTGTTCGTTATATTTGGCATTATAATTATTAAAGTATTGGGATCCCATTAAATTTATGTCTGTAATATTAAAGTTTACTAAATAAGTGTGTATCGCCGGATTCGTGGTCCGCATACACCCTAATACTGTAAAGGAGTATCAGCCATGTCTATACACTATTTAGACAACAAATATACCAAATGGTATTACAACATCATTACCAAAGCGCAGAACCGAGTTACCGAAGAGTATACGGAAGAACACCATATTATTCCTAAAAAAATTGGTGGCAGCAACAAAAAAGAGAATATGGTAAGATTAACCGTGCGTGAACATTATATTGTTCATCATTTGTTAATTAAGATGCTTAAAGGTGTACCAAAAAAGAAAATGGTACATGCATTTTGGTGTATGAGTCACACTCGTGAAGAGATAAAGTTAAATAACCGACAGTATGAATACTTGAAAAAGATATATGCGGAAATGCAGTCGGAATTATCCAGAGAAATATGGAATAGACCTGGACATAAAGAGAAGATGCGATTGATTCAGAATGATCCTGAATATATTAAGAATCAAAGTGAGAAAAAGAAAGAAAGATGGAAAGATGAAGAATATAGAATCAAACAAGAATCAATTAGAACGAGTGAAGAGTTTAGAACTAAGTTGTCGGCAATAAGAAAAGAGAATTGTGCGACACAAGAGTTTAGTGATTGGGCTAGAAACTTACATGTTGAAAAATGGTATGTATGTCATCCGGTACATACTGGTGGTAAAGAAATACTCATAGAACACTTGACTAATTTTTGTAAACAAAATGGATTAAGTCAAGGCAATATGGGTGCGATTGCTCGTGGTACTGGAGGAAGAAAACAACACAAAGGATGGACCTGCAGAAAGTTTAATTCATAAACCATTCTAGTGGAGGTCCAAAATTAGTTTCCATTTCTTTCTCTAGTCTTTCAATCTCATCAACTGCTTCCTGGTATGTTTGCTGACCATTGAGTGTAACACCGCCGGGTAATTGTATACCACCAAACTTCTTCATATTGTTACCCCAATCTCTTTTGATGAGTTGAGTGGCATATTCTTTTAACCAACGGTCATTCCAAACTCTATGATATACATCCGGATTGATGACCGCATAACACTCAGCAACAACAACTGTTCCTGCGGGGGCTTCAGAATATCCCCACGCCCATTCGATATACAATCTTTGCATATGTCTTTGAAAACGAATAGGAACTTCACCAGTAAACATGATCTCTAAAGACCTTAAGTGTTGCTGCGTAAGAGCATAGTTAATATAACTTGCAGAAGTGAAATCCATGAGCTCATTTAATCTTAACTGATATCTGAGGTCAAACATTGAAACTGTTGCCTGCGAATCAGTCACTGGAAATATACGAGTAACACCAGTAATCTCCATAGGATTACCATCAGCATCCGTGGAACCACTTAAATCCAAATATTTCTGAGCAATATCCGAATCTTGAATTGCTTTGATGTAATACACTTTCTGTAGACCATCATAGTGATAATCCTGGAAATATTGAATAGCATCATCAATGCGTTGCTGTACAGTATCTGGATCGACATTTATGTCTATAACAGGAAATCCCAATCTGCGTAAACAGTAATCGGTAAACTCATCTCTATTCGTAATTGCTGCCATATAATCCTCAGATTGAATGTTGTATATCTATTTATATCACGAGTATCAAGAGTAGTACTTATGTGACCAAATGAAAAACCTCTCCGGATTAGCAGAGAGGTTTTGGTAAAAACCCAACAGGTTCTTAGTGATGACTCAGATTATGCTGATATATTATTTGTTTGCTTCTGCTGCCGCTGCTGCATCTGGATCTAATGGCCATGATACAGATACTGCCTGAAGTGCTGCCATATCTGCTGCACCATTGATTGCAGTAATTACAGTATTAGTTGTTGTACGAATACTGGCTCTCCATGTTGACCATTCTGCTGGTACTGGAGTTGCTGATGATTCTGCTGCACGAGTAACCATCCAGTCACTTGGTGAAAGAATGCTGTGTGCTGCTGCTTTGATTGCTGCAACCATTTCTGCTTTCTTTGCAGTCAAATCTTTAGGTGTAGCAGTGTAAGATACAGTAACAGTATTGGATGCAGAATCATACACTGGTGCATTTTCTGAAACCCAATAGAATCTGTCATCAGCACGGTCAGATTTGATTACATCAACCATACCAATTGCTGCTTTATCTTCTGGTGTTGCTAGGTTGCACCAGTTAGCAGGATATTGAATATCATTGAGAGTGAATCCAGTATTTGGTGATACCATCTGAATGATTTCGTTGTTTTGTACTATTGCGAACATTTGTTTCTCCTAAATTATATTCGTGATGAGTTATTTATTACTATATTTCTATTGGTTTAGAAAAGCATTCAGTGTGACCATTAAAGGTTTTAGATGGTCTATATCTATATTGTTTATTTGCTCGTTTTAATTCTTTCTCTTTTAAGTATATATCAAATAATTTACCTGTAACTTTTTCATGATAAACCATTTCATATGGTATTTTTCTGATGCGGCCTTCAATAGTGTCTCTAGTGATTCCAATCTTCCAGAAATGTTCAATACCATCAGTAAACTCTATTAAGTATAATGTAGCATCTATTTCTTTTAGGTGTGGCTTCTTATTAAAAGTTTCATACTGCATAAAACCATTATTCAATTTAGAACAACTCGGACAACCATGTGTATTATGTAGAGATGCCCATGCCATACGTTCAAATACTAAATTGCATGTTAAACATTTAAATTTGCATTTACTATCTATACCATTATAATCAGAAAGCAATTCAAATCCATTTTCTTTTAGTTTAACATTGACATACTCAATATCATGTTTATTTTTTCTACCTTGATTTGGTGCAGTAACTTCTTTTCTATAACAACCACATGATTTAGTGTGTCCATTTCTCAACTTTTTACCTTCAACCACTGTTTCATTACCACAATCACATTTACATAACCAAGTTGCACGTCCCGTATTACTGTCTACCCTTTCAATTATCGATAATCGGCCAAATTTCTGGCCAGTCATATCAATTACTTTAGACATGTCATCTGGCCAAACTATATTTAAAAGGATTCTCCGCAAATGCGGCGTATATGTAGGTGCCGCCAGACGTATTTGTTAAATTTCCACCAGGTGTACGACACTTAAAACCATTAGACAAGATGTCAAATTGATTATCAGTTAGTTCTGCACTTGAATTATCTGCCAGTAAATAATTAGTTATTGAATTGTATGTTCCTCTTGAAGTATCAATCATTCCCCAATCAGAAGTTGCATCTGATCTTTTGATAAGAATAAAACGTGGTCTTAGCCCAGTATACACAAACGGCCCGGAAGTTGATCCATTTCCTGTATAGCTACCAAACGCACTGTATCCGGGTATGGCTGCGAAGCAGTAGGCAATTAGTTTTTGTGCAGTCGTAGTATTAAGATTTCCTTGTCGCAAAGTAAACACAGTTGATGTTGGTGATGTGCTTGACCAAACATTACTTGGAGTCTGTTGTGCCGCAGTTGTGTTTAAAACAATGTATGCGGTATTTCCAAGAGAGGCGTGATAGCAATACCATCCATCAACATAATCTCTATTTTTAATAATAATAAAACTAGGAGCAACACCTAGACCATGCCCCATAGTTGCGGCTGTACCCGATGTATCTAAGCCAGTAAAACTAACCACACTAAACCCAGCCGTAGTATTCACGCTTACAGTGGATGTGATAGAGCCGTTGGTATTAGTAACCGCAGTACCACCTGCTAACCAACACCAAGCAACATATGTGACACCTGAATTGTTATAAGTAGAATCAGATCCAAGTGTAAATCCGGTGGATGTAAATGCTGTTATGCCGTTAGAATCTGTTGATTCTGCATTAGTGGTATCTGAACTGATAGCCTTGGTTGATCCTCTTATACTATCAACTAACTTATGATCAGTTGCCGCAGACCGAGATTTAATCCATACAAAATCAGGTTGAAAACCGACGGTAATAGTTTGTGTCGCTCCAGTACCTGTATAGGTGATAGCCTGCATGTATTTACGACCATCGTTTATGGTTGTTGCCATATATATCCTCTCTGTTTACATTTATCGAAATGATATCTTGTCATTCCGCTAGGACTACCTTGTTTATTACAATGTGGGCATACAACTTTCGGTTGACTAGATTTGGCCAATCTCAGGTTATACTTATGTTCTTCCGTTAGTTGTTTCCCAACTTGTGCTAATCTTATTTTTTCCTTATGTTCCGGAGAAAGACTACCACGTGATTTTCCTAATTTTGCTAATCTCATTTTTTGCCGAGTTTCATCCAAGTGAGTTTTACCAAACATAGGATGGTCTCTTTCTTTGAATGCTGCCGAAAATTTGTTGGAAGTTTGCTTTGCACCATTCAAACATAACGAGTCATTAAATAATTTATTGTGCATCTCTATCTCTAATTGCAAAGCATCTTCTTTCGTATCAAATGTTTCAATAATAGTTTTCTTCAGTAAATGTCTTTCATTTTTTAATAAGTATTTATATCGCAGACACCTTTCAGTTTTTCCTTTAGATGAACCGAAATAATCTTTTGTATTTTCTGGTGTTGCTCCGGATGCATACTTTGATCCTATATAAAATTCACCAGTTACAATATGTGTTACTTGATATACATACGGCATTATATTTTATAAGTTATAGGTGTTCAGTGTTTTATAACTTGTGTCGCTTGGGGTGTAATTAAAAGTAAAATAGCCACCTGTTTGATAAACAGTTACATAAGGGAAAAGCTCTTGTGTTGCGGGTAATCCAGTAACAGTTGTTAAAGTTGTACCATTTAATTTAATAATGGTTGTGCCAGCATCTCTGTCAATTAAAAATTCGTATTCATCTCCAGTTGCGCCAGAAAGACCAGAACCCGCAACATCAGTTACAACGCTACCGCCAGAATATTTGTGAACAATTCCGCGGGCTGAAATTGCTTGAACTTGGACTGTTGTATACCAATTTGCAGCCGCACCGCTACTAGCACCAGTTACCGGGGCTCCAGAACTATTGCAAGCAAATCCAATATAGCCGTCATTGCTACCAGTAACAGAACCAGTAACTTTAAATTTCCATGCCCATTTTCCAGTAATGGGGATTGACATGGTGCTTGGAAAACCAGAATAGTTTGCTGAAGAATTATTTAAATATAAATTTCCATCAGCAAGGGTGGCTCCTGAACTTGTAGTGACATTTACTGATAATGGATTACCAACAGCATAATTCCCCGCCGTCGCACTTGTCAGCGTAGGCACATCCAACATCGAATCATAGGTCGTACCTGCTGTCAGCGAGATGTTGTTACAAGTCCAGTTATTACCATTACCAGATCTATCTGCGCCTAATGTGGTCGTGCTAGTGTTGTTGCTAAACGGTAAGTAGAAACCGTTAGTGCCATAAGTGCCAGTGTACTTAAGTGGCTGCCATACACCTGTTGTTGCGTTAAATGCTCCAAAAGATGTGGGGGTTAAGGCTTGACCGTCAATGAAGTTGACTTCGGCTTGGTATCCATCCCAAAATCCTGCATTACCGTCATAGCAACTCAGATACATTGGGCTTGATGCCGTATTAACTGCGGTGTTTGTGTTTTGAGCGGCTACGTTGTATGAAGAATAGGATGTTATTAAAGATCCATTCACATACATCAATACACGATTAGTCGATGTGGCTTGTGTTGTATCAACAGCAACAACAATGTGATACCAAGATGATGGGTCACGATACACCGCATTTGTTAAAGTTGCGGAAACTCCGTTGAAATCAAATCTTAAAACATCGGCTGAAGTTATTTGCACATCAAAGAATGTACTTGCTGAATTACCAGCGGCAAATATATTTTGTGAAACACCGAGTTTTCCTCGCTTTACCCATGTAGATAAAGTGAATTTCTGTTGATTACTGGTAACACTTGGAGTTCTATTCAAATACGCACTCGCACTGCTACGAAAGCGCAACGATTTCTGGATATTGTACCCACTGGTACCACTTGCTAATACTGGAAATGTCATAATTAAGCCACCGCTAAAGATTGACCCTGCATGTATAAGTTTGTTCCATCAGAGCGGAACACGAAGAAGTCTTTTGCACCTGCCGCAGTACTAAGAGTAGGAGCAACACCAGATGGGAACTTGAATACTGAGTTCCATGTTAGTGTGCGTGATCCTGTGGCATCTTGAATGACTGCTAGTGCATAGAAAGCACCATTCTGCAAAGTAGCAGGAGCAGCCAGTGTACGATTACCACCCAAAGTTACAGCAGCAACTTGACCTGCTTGTACGTTCCAAGAAATAGTGGCACCATCTGTTAATGTCTGTTGTGGAGAATATGCAGTACCAACAATAGAGACATTCTGAGCAGTATCAATAGTCAACGCTGTGACATTATTACTCTGCAAATTGAACGATGTGGAGGTTAATGTACCAATCGTGTTGGATAATACCGTACTTTTAACTTGTGTTGTCATTTTAGATTCCTACCTTTGCTTTTAATGCTGTAATTAAATTTGCCATTATTTAAGTCCTTCTAAAAAGGTTTTAACCTGCTCGGCCGTCATAGGATTGCCGTCTGCGTCTTGTAACTCTACACCATTAGCAAGATCGGCTTTGAATTGCTGGTAGTCGGTGTTGGCGGGTGCGAGGGGTATGATTGATTCAATATTTCCAGATTTTAATACACCACCCAAAAAATCAGATTTGGTTTCTTCGTTAAATGAATTGATTAGTTTATACATTTTATAACTCCGAACTAAATGTCAACTGACCTTGGTTAATCAT